CTAGTTACAACTCTATCCTTAATTAAGGAGTCGTTATAGTCAATCTGCTGGTATATTTTTGTCAAGTTAAACAATGACTGCTTTGACTCATCCCTAAATGCATGAGACTCAGTCCTTGGAAACTGACGATAAAATTCATTTAGTGCGTCAGCATCAGACTTTAATGCTGCAACCTCGTTTGTCCACCAACTAATAACACCGTTATTTATTTTTTCTCCATCCATTCCAACTATAGGTGTTTTTGGGTCTTCAAAAACTGGCCATCCATACCTATCAATGTACCCCTCAATATTCCATTCCATTGGAATAAATAAAGAATACAATCCCTGCTTAGTTTGACCATTTGCAGATCGTGATGCAGGATTACTATCGTTAAATAGTTTCTTAAAGTTATCACCACCCTTAGACAATGCATTTGACGTTGAACCCATCATACACTTACCAACAATCTTTGATCCTAATCTAAGACAGGTCTTTGTTACACGCCAATTGTTTAATATGTTTTCAGGCTTCTCCCATTTGCCCGATTCGTCATGAACTAACAAAAGTAATTTTTCACCGTCATAGCTATTGTCAGAAGTATTCTTCCAGTCAATTGTCGTGTCAAGTCCATCAATCTCTTCAGTCTTTTCATCGTCCATGTTCCTTCTTGTAATCTTTGAAGCTGGAACTCTAAACGCAAGCTCAGTCTTTGGGTTATCCATACCATCCTGAATAGGCTTGAAAAAAAATGGATAGTTACGTATTATAGGAACAACCTTATCTGTAAACATTTTTTTTGCATCAGAACCTGTTTTAGATAGTATTCCAATTCTAGAGTCACGTACTATAGTACCAGTGCTACAAGACTCAGATGAACTCATAAAGGAGAATCCAGAACGTCTATTCTTTAGGTAGCACATACCAAAAGATCTAGCGTCAGCCTTACAAGCCTCCCAGAAAATATAAAATATCCTGTTTGACTCACGAAAATCAGGAAGACCAATATCTATCTTTGTCCACTGTAAGTACATGTAATGACTGCCAGTTACGTAGGTAGGGCTATTATTATTCATAAACCAATAACCATACTCCCTCTTGTCAAACTCGCCCTCAACTAAGTCTATATATCGTGACTTAAAAACATTGTCCCTCCTATTCCAATCAAAAATAGTTTTTATTTTTTGTAGCTCTTCAGGGTATTCTTTTGGAGTCCAAACATTATTAAAGTTGTCTACATTGGATGGAGTACTTGGAAGTGCAACCTTTAGGCCTCCTATTTCGTATATATCACCTATAGTCCCGTCCTTAGATATTACAACAAAGTCATAGTCACTACTGTATCCATAAGACCAAGCTTTTTTTTTGTTCCTTGTAGTTACAACACTTTTGGGAACTTGATCTACAACAACTCTATATAAGTTATTTTCCATTCTTAGCTCTTCCCTCAGCAAATCCTTGCCTTCCATGATCAATCTTGATGATGTCTACATTTTTATCTTTATTCTCTTCCTCCTCAATCTTATGTAGCATAGATAGTGCATCGTCAAAGGCTAATTTTTTAGCAGACGCTGCATTTTTTAATTTATCAGCTGTAAGGTCATCCTCAGCATGAGTTATAATTGGCTCTTTTAAGACCTTAATTAACTCGTCAATAGCTTTTTTACCAGCCTCTAGTATTTCTATTTTTTTAGACATATATTCCTATTGTACATTCTATAAATTAATTCACCATTTATCTTAAACTCATACTCACTGTCTGGGGTAAATGAAACAATATCTCCAACAGAAACATCTAGTAATTCTTCATTAGTGATTACAAGCTCACCCCAAAGTTCTTCTAAACTGCCAAGAGATGAAAAAACTTTATCTTCAGTTGGTATTGGCTTCACAAAACAAAATGGTGACGGTGCCATCCATTCAGAGTCACCTGACTTATACAGGTACAGTTGATCGTCCTGAACGATAAAGAAGTCATCAAACAAGTAGTTCCAGCTACTCTTTTGTCTACCCTTCATGTCATAGTAAAACTTAAATGTGTTGTGATGAACAACGACTATGTCTCCTGGCATTATTGGTCCAGTATAGTACATTGGAGTACAGATTACCTCAGCAAACCTATTTGTAGATTTGTGGTCCTCCTGTGATGAGCTTATGATAAATGGCTTACCTCCGTAAGTCCTTATATTATCGTACCGCTTTCCATCAACTGGCTTGATGATAAAACAGTATGGTGACTTCATTAAAAATCTATTTTAAACTCTATTGATGTTGGAACGTTACTAGAAAAAGTTTTCCACTTAATTATTTCTCCAGACTTAATTATCCATATAGATATTGATCCAGAGTCATCCTTTAGTATGGAATCTATTACCCAAGTTCTATCAAGAACTTCTTGCCCTAACATATAGTGCATGCACTTCATGTAGTCAGGACCAATAGAAACTTTTCTAATTATATTCACCTGTCTGTAGATTTACCTTTATATCACCATACTGCTCAACAATTTTATCTTGATATAAAGATAAATCGTAGGCTGCTGTTTCAATGTTTGCAAGTGTAGAAACTTTTTGGCTGTTTAGTCTATTGAATGTAACCTCAATATCTGCCAACTGGAATTTTAATTCCCGAAAATTTGTGTTGAGCTCCACTAACTTAGATAGCTCATCTTTTTTTATTTTTTTCATTTTATTAAATTTATTATACAAATATACAAATAATTGTGACATTGTCACATAGAAATATACCAAGTTGTGTTAGAGTGATTGTACTGAAAACATACTGGAGTATTTGCTATTAATGCAGCAGGTGCACCAACAAATGTTGCACCAGTAGAAGCAAAGGTTGTACTAGCTCTTGCAGCTGTTGACATTATGGTATACTTGATCCCATTTAAGTTGGAGTTTGCTGCTGGTAATGTTAAAGCAAAACTAGCTCCAGTCGTACCAGTAAAGTATGTATTTGTACTAGTAATTGTGGCAGCCGTTAATCCATTTGTTGCAATAACTGACGCATTAACATTTAATACACCACTATATATTAAGTCAAAAACTGATTGAACGGTAAAATTAAATGTATCTCCCGTACTGTTTGATCCAATTAATCTAGTACCTGTTGTTGGCGTTGAATTGTTATAGTTATTTATTTTCATTTTCCTTGTCCTTTATATTTTTTTTTATAATTCCTTGATGTCTTTAACTTTGATGTCTTACTCTTAGCATGAACGCCAGGTCGACTAACAAACTTTATAATTTTCCTACTAGTTTCTGATTGCTTTTTCATCAGTGTAAAGTTACATATTTTTTTTTATTACTCTTTTATCTCAAAGTGCATTAACAATAAGTGAATGTTGTATTATTTGGTTTACTTCCGTTTAATTTATTTTTTAACGTGTGTCTGTTCATATCTATGGATTCTGAAGCTTCCGCAGTTCCAAGATAAAATATTCCTGTTTGTAAGCATAAAATAATTTTAATATTTTTATTATTTTCACGCATCCGTAATTTTGTTGCATCAGTATGTTTTTTTCCTTTTTGTGCTAAAGACATATTGAGCCTTGTTTCTTCGGATGCTTTTTTACCTAATTGAGAATTTCTCATTTTATTCAAAGTTTCAAGACTTTTATTTTTATGTGCTTTAGACATTTTTTCTAGGGACATTGTTGTATGTTTTTTTCCAAAAAAGCCATTTTTGTTTCCTGATTGCGATTTTGACATCTTATCTAAAGTTTCTTGGGAAATAATTGCTTTCTTCTCTCCTAATGCAGGAAGCGACAAGTTTAACCCTATATTCTTGTCCATTACGTTCAATAATATACCGTGGTAGTTTTCACGTCTAAATAAATCAACTTCACTACATTCTTCAAGTATTTCAAATAAATGGTTATCATAACCATACTTAACAAATGAATTATAAAGTTTTCTCTGCACTTTACAATCTAAATTTATATAGTGCTTTTTTCTCTTCTCAATATTAATGGAAGACCCGACATAAATTTTGTTAGATGGTGATGTTATTTTATATATTCCAATCATACTCAAAGATACGAGATTATTTTGATATTTCCCAATGCATTGCATCATATCCTTTAGTTTTACCTAAATTTATAAAGCCGTTCTTTTCAAATATTTCATGCATCTTAGCATACTCAGGTTTTGAAAACAAAGCTTTATTAAAAGGAGTTTTTAATCCATTAGCTAATGGAGAAATGTCAATGGCAATACCCCATGAATGCATGGACAAAGCGTTTCCTCCCCTCATCTTTCTGTAGTTGAAGCATCCACCAAATAAGTCTATCCCTAACTCCTTTATCTTATCATATCCATAGGTAGCTAGAAGATCATTGAATACAGCTATAAAATTATCAGCTACTAACTTATGACACATCATAGTATTGACCGAGCTGTCTAAGTCCCAAGCAATACGCATAGGATATGGTAGCTTAATCTTAACTAAGTAACCTGATCCTGTTACATTAGCAACACCGTATTTTTTTGTTGCCTGTTGTGTTGTCATTTCAATTTATTTAGGTCATCTTTGATGTCCTTTGCTCTTGCAAACAACAACTTCATTGACTGCCACAAGTCTATTCCTTTCACTACTTTGTAGTTCTCATTGATTGACATTACTTCAATACTAGCTAATACTAGTGCTACTATCTTTGTGAGCATAAGTGGTACACTAAAAAAAGTGAGGATTATATCATTAAGAATAAATTTGTCTATAAGAAAGAACATAATCACAGTTATTTCATATAGTGCTAGCTTACTGATTATACTTGACAGCTTTCTGCTAGTTATCTTCTCTTTTAACTTATTAGCTTTCCATATACCTGTAAAAGTATCAATAGCTATTAATAATCCAATCATTAGCAGTATCCCACTTATTGGTAAAAAGAATGCAAGGCATATAGATATAAGTGTCAAAAGTTTTGATTGTATAGATATTAATAATAAAGATAGTTGTGTTTTCATAATAAATAAAGCTTAATTAACTTGTATCCAAAGTATACAAGAAGAATAATAAATAATATTATTCCTAGTACAGCAAAGAAATTTACCCACCATGGAATATACTTTATCTTTTCAGGCTTTAAAGTTTTATTAACAACCTTAGTATGGTACACATCATTCCCCTTAATAGTCCTATATATTGTCTGGACTCTAGCCTTAGATGTGTATATGTTATTTTGTAGTTTTGTTTGTAGACTTATTAGCTTACCGTCCTTGTCTCTAAGGTCTCCGTTTAGTTGAGATATTACATTTCCTAATGAGTCACAATAAAGTGTGTCTAACAGCGTTATTGTTTCTCCTGGTATTGTTATGGTGGTATCTTTAAGTTGTATTACTGTTACGGTACTATCTTTTTGTACGCAAAGTGGGCAATACTTAGCTAGTCTTCTCTCTAAAGAGCAAGACGATAATAATAAAAGTAATATAACTAAGTATTTCATGTTATAGAGCTGTTATGTAAGTATTCCACGCTGCTACAAAATCAGTATTCTCAGCTACCATACTTGCACCTACAGCATAAGCTGCTACAGTGTGGTCAGCATAATCACCTAAACTTGCTAATATATACAGGGGAGCTCCAGCTAATTCCTCAGATACAGATATTCTACTTGATGAGGTAGTGCCATTGAATAGAGTAACATCAGTAGCACTTGTTCTATGTATAGACTTTGGATTCACTGTACTAGTGTAGGCAAATTTAGGTGATAATAGTGTTGAATTATTAATTTTCTGATTACCACTACTGGCTAAAAACATAGTATTTCTAGTACCTCCACCTCCAGTAGCCCCATCCATAGGACCTTTATCGATAAAAGCATAAGGAAAGAAATACCTACTTGCATTGTCTCGAGTAAAGTTAGTTCCTGCAGTTGCAGCAAAACCTGTATTAATATATGCAGGGATAGAAGCATCTCCTATAAATCCTTGAGCAGAATCAAAAACACAATCAATGTTAGTGACTGTAGTTAATCTTTTCCAATCAATTAATGCTTGATCACTACCACTACCTCTAAACACACAAAGCACATCTAATTTAGCCCATACTCCTGCAGCTTTAATAGCTAACATAAATTGATTTTGTAGGATAGATTCAGCAGTAGCAGTATCTTGCTCAATGTAATACACCTGACCATAGTCATAGTCAAAGATATAGATAGCATCACTAGGCTCAGTAGCACTGCCACCTGCATTGATAGCTGTTACTTCACAGCTTACATACTTATCTACATCAGCAGCAGCTAATGTATAATCAAAAAGAGTTTCTCCACTTATAGGAGTTGCATCTCTATACCATTGGTAAGTGAATGATGTAGGGCTGTTATTCCAAGTACCATCATCTGTAGATACAACCTCTCCCTCATATCTATATCCATAACTTAAAGCAGGAGCTACAGTATTAACAGGTGCAGGAGGAGGACCTGATACTCCTACCCCTTTTACAGCTATATTTATACCTATTTGTATCATCTTACCAAAGAGCTACAATGTCTCCAGCTGTTGTTCCTGTAGCAAAAACACGGACAACTTGTACAGGGAAAAAACCACTTACCCCAACAAATGTAACATCGTCATTATCAGCCGTAAGTACTCTTATATCACCAGGTGTTCCTATGTATAAAACACATGGCCATTTAGCCTCATTAGGAGGAGCCGTTAAATCTCCAGGGTATGCAATGTTTACAGTGTCGCTTGGTGTATCAACACCTACTGCTCTACTAACTTGTAATTTTAAATTTGGCATAACTTTTTTTTACTACAAAGATATAAAATTATTATAGATAATAAAAAAGCCACTCTATAAGTGGCTTTTTATTTAAAATCTAATTTGTATGTGTTATTGATTATTTTTTAAATCAATATCTAAAAAATTGTGTGATTGAAAAAATATGCTATTTGATTCTTTAATTTCTTGTTTTTCTAATTCCCATTCATTCCATTTACTATCTAATACTTCTATTTTATAATTAAGTTTCATCAATGCTATCATTAAAGCCCATTCGTCATATTCATGTTTAGAAGTTCCTTTAGCTTCATCGTATAGTTTTTCTCTTTCAAGATATTCCCACTGCCATTGATTACAAATTGTTTTAGCTATCTCAAGATTTTTAAAATACATAAATCCACTATTGATTTTATGTCCATGATAATTAAAAGCTTCTTGTCTAATAGTGTCAGGAAGATGCCATTTTCCTGTATATGGAACATAAGCAAAATCTGTTGTTTTTTTAACTATAAAACTGCTAAATGGATTTTCTGTTAGTGTAAACATATCAGCATCCATAAAAAACACAGCTCCTTCTGCTTCATCTATGTAATTAGCAAAGTTACATTTGTGCCATAAACCATCAATTAAAGGGTCTTGATTTACTTGAACGTATTTGTTATTTGATTTATTAAATACTTCAATTTCATTAGAAACAGTTCTTTTTAATCTTTCTGACTCTAATTCATATTGTTCTCCTATTGCTACGCTAAATATTTTCATAATATTATACAATTACGGTGTATCCTTTAGAAGTTGCTATTGACGGTGTACATGTAGCAGAACCAGGATTATTTTGAAAATTTAGAGTTGTTGTAAATGTTGTTGGAGGTAAAGCTGTAAAAAAGTCATTTAACGCTTGAGCGGTAAGACCTGTATAATTAAATTGAATAGCACTTTGAGTTCCAAAGTTTTTCAAACCTGATAGCAATTGAACATTTCTAAAAGTTATAGTTTGCGTACCTTGGGGGGTGGCAATTCCTTGGAGAAATTGAGATTTTGTAGGGTTTCCAAGACCCACCATGTCAAGAGTATAATTTTTATTGAACCTATCAAGAGGGTAAGGATCTGATACATATCCAAATCTTATATCTGTTGCAGGTATATCGGTTCCAATACAAAAAATAGTTCTTTCAAACACCTTACTTACAGGTGCAGGAAATCCAACACTTACCAATCCTGTCCATCCTATTGAATTAATTTCTGCTTGTGTCATATACTCCCACTCATTACCCCTATACACAAATTTTGTTCCTGCTGACGCAGGTGTAGTTACAGGATATGTATTTAGTACTGGAATGCTCATATTAGCACTTACAGTGTCAATAATATCTTGGGTAACGAAAATATCTTTTTGAGAATTGACTAAAGCCGATCCTCGTTCTTGAGTTACAACACTATTGTTTATAGTGTGGAATTTTTGATTAAGTGGTATAATTGCCATAATTTATTTTTTAGTTGTTTTTCCATTAGCACCATTACGAGCTCTGTTTATCGATGGGCTTTCTTTTACAAAGGTACCATTTTTTTTCTTACTCACGTCAGGACCACCTTTACCATAAATACCAAGTTTCCTACGTTCTTTGACGTGCTCAGAACGATACTTTATCTGTTCTTCCTTCTTGTTTAATTCTCTCTGGTACTCCCTATGCTTCTCTGCTGCCTTCGGATTCTCTGCGTAGTACTTCGCTGTCTTGCTCTTTGCCATAAAATATTTTGTTTATTAGTAAATCTGGATTGTTTAATTTCTCCTGTCGCTGCTTACATCCACAGTCCTCACCAACTAGTTTGTCTAGACCAGTTGCCTTTGTTATTGATGCAATAGTATCACCAAGTCCTTTATTTTTTAGTATTAACATATATTATTTATTTATAAAACATTACATAAACCATTCTTCCATCTGCCCATCCGACATTCGGGTACTTGCTGTGGAAGTAATTGCACGGATAACAAAC